CCAATACGCCTCTCCGGATTGATCCGGACCGCCTCCAGGTCTCTGTATTTACGTGATGAAATAAGAAATTCCCTGCTCAACGGAACAGGGAATTCGAAATTCTGTGCAGGGAATTTTCAGGCGAGAAGAGGGAGGAAAGTGCTCGATCAGGAAATCTGATTTCCCGCTAGTTCGTGAACCCGAAGAGACGTTCCTGTTCTGACCAGTCGAGCGGAACATCAGCGCGGACAAAAGTGTTGCTGGTCAGGTGAGCGGGCTGCGTGCCTTTAAGGATCGCGTCCATGATCTTCGGTGATAGGAAGGCCATCTGAAGGCGATCACGGATGAACCGCGAGGAGACGTTTTCTCGCGCGGCGATCTCTTCCATTCGGACGCCAGCATGGATGTCTTCGAGCCAGGCGAGCGCGCGGCCGAGGTTCTTTTGAAGATTGGCATCCGGCGTGGGCGCTTGGTCGGAAAGAATAAGCTTGGTTTCAACGCCGCGTCTTCGGTGAGTGAATGGAGCCACGAAGGTCACGAGACAGTCATCAACGCCAGCATCGCCCTCCGATCTGGCGAGCGCAGCGGTGATCGTGAGTTTACCGGGCTGAACCACGACCTTCTGGATAGCTGCTAAACGCGTTTCCTGATCAGACTTCGCCAGCGCTTCGAGCGTGTTCGTCCGTTTTGATATTTCAGTGACTGACGTGTTCTGTCCTGCAGAGAGTTCGCCCTGGCATTCAGAGAGATACTTGCTCAGGCATGCGGCAACGGCGTCTTCGAGCGTCTTGGCCGGCAGGCGTAGCCCGTCCACATTCGTGTTTCCCGATTTCCTGATCAGATCGCGTGACACGTAATACCGAAAACGTCTTGAACCCCGCGAGGTGTGCGAGGGGGTCAGGCGTCGGCCTTGATCGTCAAAGACCTTGCCAGCCAGCGGGCTAACTATCTTTCCAGGATTGTCTGCCCTTCGTTTGTCCGCCCGACGTGATGCGGCGTCGAGTTTTTCCTGAACCCTTTTGAAAACCTCGTCATCAACGACCCCGCTATGCTGGCCTTCGTGGATGATGTCCTTGTGCCGGATCTTCCCGATGTAGAGCGGATTGCGGAGCAGGTTTTGAATGCGCCCGCGTGAGAAGGACTTGCCGCCTCGCATTTTCGGGTCGTTCGCCTCTCTGGTTTTCGTGCGAAGGCCTTCCCGTACGGCAGCCTGTTCGACCAGCCGGAGGCATCCCAGTTCATCGTACAGATTGAAGATTCTCCGTACGGTTTGCGCCTCATCGGGAACGATATCCAGCGTGCGTCCGTTGGGTGTGTAACCCAGTGGGATATAGCCGCCCATCCAGAGGCCCTTCGCTTTGGATTGCGCAAGCTTGTCTCGGATGCGTTCCGCCGTCACTTCCCGTTCAAACTGAGCGAAGGAAAGCAAGACATTCAGGGTGAGGCGACCCATGGAGGTCGAGGTGTTGAAGGATTGGGTGACGGAGACGAAGGAGGCACCTGCGGCATCGAGGCGTTCGATAAGCTTGGCAAAATCTGGAAGTGACCGTGTCAGCCGGTCGACCTTGTAAACGACGACCAGGTCGATCCGGCCTGCATCGATGTCTGCAAGCAAACGCTGCAGTGCAGGGCGCTCAAGCGTGCCGCCGGATATGCCGCCATCGTCATAATGCTCGGCGAGTTGTTTCCAGCCCTCATGGCGCTGAGAGGCGATGTAAGCCTCGCAGGCTTCGCGCTGGGCATCGAGCGAGTTGAAGTTCTGATCCAATCCCTCTTCTGAGGATTTGCGGGTGTAGATAGCGCAGCGAAGCGTGGTCTCACTCATGCCGACGCCTCCCGTGTCGAGATGCCGAAGAAGCGCGGTCCAGACCATCGCGTGCCGGTAATGGCTTGCGCGATCGCGGAGAGAGAACGGTAGGTTTGACCGCGCCAGGAGAAGCCTTTCTCGAGAACCTCTACCTCGTGCGCGACCCCATTCCATTCGCGGATGAGCCGCCCGCCGGCGACGAGGTCGGGAGCACTCGGCCGGGCGCCTCCTCGCGCGAGCTTCATGAGCCTCTTCTGATCTCGTTTGGGAAATCGCCGCTTCGCATCTGCCTGTATTTGGTGAGCAAGGATGCGTCGCATGAGGGTGGCGCTCAGGCGCTTGGGGGGCTGCGTCTTGTAGGTGTCGATCCAGAGAGGGCAGAGTTCGGCGTGCGACATGTCTTTGAGCGCTTCGATCGCTTGAGCGGTCATCTTCTAGCCCTCTCGCGCGAGCCGGTAGCGGCTATGATTGGTGTCTTTGAGGGGTGGCAACTTCTCGATGACGACGCCGTCTTTCTTCAAACCGGTCAGGGCAGCCCGTGTCGTATGCGGAAGCCATCCAAGTGTTGCGGCGATGTGATCGACGGTCACGCCCTTTGCCGGTGCGAGGAGGTCAAGAAGGCGCGCCTTCTTGGTGCCGGTACGATACCCAGTCTTGCGCGTCTGGGTTTTCCCCGGGGCGAGGACTTGGTCTGCTGGGATAGATGTGGTTGGCATTGAAGCCTCCGTGTTATGGGAGGCGGTTGATCCGCCCCCTTGCACTGAGGCGAGCCCGGGATCGTTTGACGAGATCAGCTCCGGGCGTGGGTCCATGCATGCTCGGTTATTCGCTGAAGTCCAGCGCAGAACTGCTCGACAGGGAGATTGCGAGTTTCAGATCTTCGCGCGGCAGCAACTGAGGCGGGCCGCAAGGCTCGCCAACAGGCGAGAGTGCCTGGTCGGCTCGATGTAATTCCAGGAGCGCCTGAACGATAGCAAGCCGTGTGGATCGAAGTGCGGCTCTCGACGGCGCAACATGGCCGGCCACTGAAGCTGTGTGCGCGTTTTCAATCGCGGCTGTCGCATTGGCGAAAAGTTCACCGATGTCGGTAGACGGGCTCATAACGCAAACAGCACCGCTCGATTGAGCGGTGCTGGTCCAGACCAAAAAGCATAAACGTTTTAGCGGACACCCGAGAAGGGCAGGTAACGCCCGTCAGGCCCCTTCAACAAATCGGTCTTTCCTGTTTTGCCGTCAGTGTTGAGAAGCTTTCGCCCGAATCTGCCGGTGACCCAGCCACAGAATTGCGAAAGGCTATCGACCTGATCATCGTGAGCGACTTCAGGGAAGGCAGCGAGTTCGCGTTTGAGCTCCGGCCACCAATTGTCAGTTGTGCAGAACCGAATGCGATCTGAGTGAAGGAAATCGGTCTGTGCGATCAGGCGTTCCTCTTTGGAATCCTTTGCAATGACCTTCTGAAAAAGACCTGTGAACTTCTTGATCCGTTGGCGCTGAAGAAAGGCGCGGCCATTGGAGCTGTCTTCGATCAACACTTTCTCCGGCTTCCAAATCTGCACGTGTTCGAAGATGGCCGCCTCGAGCTGATCAAACTCCAATCGTTTCCGAAAAAGGTCTGCAAGATACCAGGCCCCTCGGTAGTAGCCGAAAGTCATGCAGACGCAAAAGTCGCTACGAGGTCCAATGCTGGCCGCAGTATCCCAGCTTTGGACCACGAACTCGAACTCCGCGCCATCGGGAACGTCCTCGACAAGTGAGAGTTTCTCGATCCGGACGATCGCACCATCCGGCGGGATGGGGTTTTGTTGGTATTGGGCGCTAAATACGCGGGAGCCCAATTCTTCACGCCGGCCAGCGAGGGCGTCCACATCTAATCTCTCTGGCTCTAACACTTCTCCCTGCTGGCGGCGCCATGTCCGGTCAAAGTTCAGCGGATAGTCTACGGGTTCTTCAGCGATTGCGAAAAGGTTGAGATGCCGAAACCGTCTAGTGTCCAGAAGGCTCGCTGCCAAGTCATCCTCGTGCAGACGCTGCTGGATCGAGACGACGCGACCATTTTTCGGATCATTGAAGCGTGATAGCAGGCCTGATGAGTAGTAATCGCGTGTTTTGTCCCGCATCGCCTGAGACGTTGCGTCTTGTGCCTTCATCAGATCGTCGATCACGATCAAGTCTGCTCCGAAGCCCGTAGTCGCGCCACCAAGCGTAACGCAACGTCTTCCGCCGCCCGCCGAAGTGCGCAGTTCGCTCTGATTGCTCTGTTTGATCTGGGTCCGCGGAAAGATGGCGCGGTACCACTGCGATCTCATGATGGTCGCAAAGTTTGCGGCGTGTTCGCGAGATAACTCCTCGCCATAGGTGGCGACCATGATTTTCGCGGAGGGGTCCCGACCGAGCACCCAAGCGGGAAGAGCAACTGCTGCTGCGATCGATTTCAGGTGCCGTGGCGGCACGGTCACCAGCAGCCTATCGCCCGGCGTCTCCCAACACTTTTGGAGTGCGAAGCTCATGGCATTCATGTAAGCGGCGTCGGTGAGTGATTTTCCCGGGTGCAGCTCTTTGAAAACCTCCGCCAGAAAGAAATGAAAACAGGACTTCCGAAGAAATGCTGCCGTGTTGGCTACGTCCATCACGCGTCCCCCTCGGCAGGGTCGGCGCAGGAGATCATCCTGATGAGGTCGTCGATAACCTTCTGATCCTCCTCAGCACTAAAGACCGGTTGGGAGGTGTTCCCATTTCCGTTTGCTGCATTGCCATGGCGTTCAAGCAGTTTGAGGATCAGATTGGTTGCCTTGTCATCGCCCTCAAGCATCGACTTGGTCAGTTGAATGATTTTGGCTTCCAGCACCGAAACGGTCTTGGTGCGCCCGCCTTCCCTGATCTTGATCCGCTTACTCAGGCGTTCGTTGAGAATCGTCGCCATGTCTTTGGCCCCTTTCGGGCGACCCCTTGGGTTACCCGATTGTCCCTTCTTGAATTGCCCGGCCTTGGGAGGGTTGGCATAGCCGACCGGGCGATGAGGGTCGTGGCCCCCGGTGTCCGGCTTTGAGACTTGAGGGCGTTGGCGATGACGAATGTTGTGCTTGGGAGTAGACATTACGCGTCCCCTCCGGCGCTAAGGTCACGCTCAGCCTTGAGATCGGCATAGGTCTCGCCGCTGCCTTCCAGCGTTGCGGCAAGCCCGAAAGCCGCCGTCATGCGCTCAATAATCGTATCGACATAAACGGGATCGAGTTCCAGCAGGACGGATTTGCGGCCCGCCTTTTGTGCTGCAACCATGGTCGTTCCCGAACCGCCGAAACAGTCCACAACCGTCTCGCCGTGACCGGTGACGTCCTTGATGGCGTCGATCACCAGCTCGACCGGTTTTACCGTAGGATGGACCGACAGCAACTCATCGCGCTGTTTGCCGCCCGTGTTCATGCCGGCATAGGTCCAGACATTGGTGCGATTGCGACCGTGCTTTCCGAGCTGGACGTTATTGCGATGCGAACCGCCTGCATTCCGGAATACGCAGATCAATTCGTGCTGCGACCGATAGAGCGACCCCATGCCACCGGTCGTTTTGTCCCAGACCACCATATTGATGAGCTCGAAACCTGCGTGCTCGCCGGCTTCGACCAGGCTGGCGATCGAGCGCCAGTCCATGCACGAGAAGAGCACGCCGCCAGGTTTCAGAGCCTGATGAAGGCGTTGGTGGGCCGTTGCAAGAAATTGCGCGAATTCTTCCGTACTCATCTCGCCTGAGGCCTGCACGAATTCGCGGTGCTTGACCTTGCCCAGACCGCAGACGTGTTTGTCGATCTTCACATTATAGGGCGCATCGACGAACGCGGCGTCTGCTTCGATGCTGCCAAGCTTCGCCCAGGTTTCCGGCGCGAGCGAGTCACCGCAGATCAGGCGATGGTCGCCAATGCGCCAGATGTCTCCAACTTCGCTGATGGGGGAGCTGATACCCTCGGTGTCTCCTTCGCCCCCATCTTTCTCGTCGTTGAGATCGAGAAGGACATCGATTTCGCCTGTCTCAAATCCCGTCAGCTCGATATCGATGTCGAGTTCGAGAAGGTCGCTGATCTCCAGGCGCAAGGCCTCGCGGTCCCACTCTGCCTCTTCAGCCAGACGATTATCGGCGATGCGGTAGAAGCGAACCTGTTCAGGGGTAAGGTGATCGACCCTCAGAGCCGGTGCGACTACATGGCCGAGCTTGCGGGCGGCGCTGACCCGAGCAACGCCGGTGATGACCTCGTGATCGGCGGTAACAAGAATGGGCGATACCCACCCAAATTGTTCGATTGAGCGCGCGATCTTCTCGATCTGCGCGGAGGAATGGTTGCGAAGTTCTCGTTCAGGCAGACGCAGCCCGTCGAGTTCAACGTCGATAAGGTGGAGGGAGTTGGAGCCAAGAAGCTCGTTGGATTGGGCGCTCATGAGCACTCGTCCTCTTTCTCGCGCAAGGCACTACCCGCTTGGAAAGCGGGTGTGGCTCTGCGCCGTTCAAGTTTGGACTGAATGCTCTTCGAGGAAGTGCTGCCAGCTATGTAAAAGCCTCTGAAAACAAGAGGCAGACACTAGCTAACACAGCTAGCGAAGCACTACCAAGACCACGATTGTAAGGTCGTGCGATTTATTCAGAAAAATCGGTAATTCCGCAGGCCTCAAACACTGCATCGATCGCTGCGGTTGAGCCTGTGACAGAGTATCGAGCGGTAATGCCTCCGGACCTGACGACCAGGCGGTCCTGCGCATTTCTGATCGCAACGGCAAACTCAATCGCCTCAGGCCCGGTGGTGATGGCGCCACCATCTTCAACATTGTACCAGCGCGACTCGCGCGCATCAGCTTGGTCGACGCGCCAGATGAATTCACGTTGATCATCCAATTCGATATCAAGGAGCCGGTTATTGACCCGTGCGGTGCGAAAGCCTCCGTCCGGTTCGCAAATAAATGCTGCGACGCGGTTCTCGCCTTGCGTGAATGCCATGTATCGAACCTGATCCGACATCTGGTCGACATTTCTGATCCACTGCCAATTAGATGATTGCGCCGCCCCTGGCGTTGATATGCTAGCGGCCAAGACTGCCGCGCCAAAAAACCACTTCATCTCACACTCTCCAGAATGATACTTATAGTCATCATTTCTGCGTGCAATTCGCTCAAGGTCAACTCAAAATGAGACTTATAGTCTGTAGATGAATAGTCTGCGTCACTGTCCGATAATCCTATGGATATCGGACAGCGCCTCGCGGCGAACATGAAGCGTCTCAGAAAAGAGAAGGGGTGGTCGCAAGAAGAGCTTGCGGATCAGACAGGCCTGCACCGGACCTATATTTCTGGCGTGGAGCGCTGCACGCGGAACCCGACGATCGTGGCGGTGGAGAAGATAGCGGTGGCGCTTGGGGTGAGTGCGGGTGTTTTGGTGGACTAGGTCTGCTTTGGCGCACGAGCGGACCTAAGTGTCGGCGTGTCCCACCGTTACCGCACACTATTTGCACATCAAATAAATCAATGATTTAAGTGAGGCTTCTCGGTCGCAGTGTGACGCGAATTGCAGCGGTAGCTGTGTGTGAAAAATCCACTTTCCATACAAGCGGCTGAATTCGCGCTGGTGGTTTGAGCCACGGTTAGACGATGGTCAGGCGAGCAGCCTTTTCGATATCTGCAGTGAATTTAGGGCACCAGGGATAGAGATTCTGAGCGCCCTACTGATTCAACACGTCGAGCGTGCCGTACCGCCTCTGAGATAGTATCGCAGCGTAGCTACGTGCTCGTGTTAGAGCGACTTGTAGGAGGCGACGTGTGTCCGAGTA